TGCGTAACGAACAAGGAGGAACTATATCAGGACGTCTTTCCATGCAGAACCCAAACTTACAACAAATCCCGGCAAGAGACGAAGAAATAGGTCCATTAATTAGAAGTTTATTTATTCCTGAAGAAGGAACGACGTGGGGTTGTTTTGATTATTCGCAACAGGAACCGCGATTGTTAGTTCATTATGCATCTGTCTTAAAACAAGAAGGTTCTGAAACATTAGTAAATGGATACCGTGAGGGTGACATAGACTTTCATCAAGTGGTTGCAGATATGGCGGGCATAAAACGTAAGCAAGCTAAAACAATTAATCTTGGTATGATGTATGGTATGGGTAAAGCAAAACTAGCTGATCAATTAAATTTAAGTTTAAGGGAGGCGGAAGAACTCTTTACTAAATATCATTCTAATGTTCCTTTTGTTCGAGCAATTAGTAAACGGGCAATGAAACTAGCGGGGGACAGAGGATATATTAGAACGTTAAAAGGTCGTAAGTGTCGTTTTGATTTATGGGAACCTTTAGAATTCGGTGCGGGCTTGCCTTTACCAAGAAATGAAGCCGCCGCTAAGTATGGTGGATTTAGTCAGTTAAAAAGAGGTTGGACATACAAAGCGTTAAACAGATTAATACAAGGAGGTTCAGCTGATCAAACAAAACAAGCAATGGTGTCTTTGTATGATGAAGGATTTTTACCTATGATACAAGTTCATGATGAAGTTGATATTTCTGTAGAGAATGAAAAACAAGCAGAAAAGATAAAAGAAATCATGCAAACATGCGTGGAATTAAATGTTCCTAGTGTAGTTGATTATGAAAAAGGTGCATCGTGGGGCGAGATCAAATAGTAGATAAACGTTGCACGCGTTGTAATACGTATAAACGTTTGGAAGAGTTTGATAGAAAAAAAGAAAACAAAACAAATGGTCGTAAGTCTTGGTGTAAAGTTTGTGCAAGCAGACACAACAAAACGCGTTGGACTAATGGAAAAGGTGACAAAGATAAAGCTACCATAAGTGCAGATCCACGTAAGTTTTTTAATCATTGGTTAAAAGATGTGCAAAATCCTAAAAGTAAAAATAGGCATCCCGTTGATCCTAGTCTAACCGTTGACGATTTATTAAATCTATTTGAAAAACAAGATTATAGATGTGCTAAAACAGGAGTGTTGCTTACACATCTAAAAGGGCAAAGAAAAGTCAACACTAACGTATCTATTGACAGGATTGATAACAATTTAAAATTATATACTTTAAGTAATATTCAACTAGTTTGTTATAGATATAACCTTATGAAGGGCGATATGACGGAAAAAGAACTTGATAAGTGGTGTAGAATAATTCTATTCTCTCCAGATGATTAAAACTTTTATATTGGTAGTAAGCTTATGGGGCTACAATGGTAGCGCTTGGGTGTACACCGGTAATCAAATGGTGCTTAAAGAACCAATGCCTAAAGAACAATGTGAAACAATTGCTAGTAATTGGCAAAAGTTTGAAATGAATAAATATTTTCGTTTTTCTATTGAGTGTATAGAAGATATTAGAAAAGAAACTTAATCAATAGCTTGGTCTATTTTGTCATTAATAGCTACAACATTCGCTTCAATGACCGAGAGCCGTGCATCGATACGCAACATATCTAAATCTTTTATCTTACTTTCATTAGCAAAAACTCTATTCACTAACATTCCGTAACTATAGATTACAGTTACACCTGCGATTAGTATTGCAGTAATATTAATTTTAGATCTCATACATTATGCCTGCGTTATTTGGATCTAAACTAAGTGTAAGACTGCCTGGCAAATTAAACGGCGTTTCTGTTGTGTATCTTAATGACTTGTTGCCTATGTCTACATCTAATCCTTTATTATCATCAAGCTTTCTAAACCCTTGAACAATTGGATTGTCATCTAAACCAAAAGCGCCAATCCCGTCTTGAAAATTACCAAATAGGTTTCCTAAATTAAGATTATTTGATTGATTTGGTGAAACAGCTCCTTGATCAATAAGAAGACCCAACCCATCATTTAAACTACCGGCGTTTATGAGTCTATATTCACCACTATTAACAGCATCTTCTACATTTGAAGCAACATTGAAATCACCCTCATTTGAGAAAATACCAGAGCCCTCAGCTGCTGCCATGTTTTGCTCATCTAATGGATATCTTAACGCTGGCATGATACCATCTCCGCTATATGGAATGGGTTTATCTTCCATACCAAACATTTTCTTTATTGCTTGTACAGCGAATGGTCCTTGTTGCGCTGCTGTTTCTACAGGATACATTCTTTTCATTTCTCCTGGAAACTGATTTTGAAGTCTCTTGGTAGGGTTTAAAAAATCTCTGTCTATAACGCTTTGACGTAACTCGCCTCCTTTTGTCGTAAGAACAGGACCGCCTGAACTTGTTCTTATATTTCCTTGTACTGTTAGTTCGTCATCGCCCCCAAAAACCTGTTGTTTAACAGTGTTCATAGCAAGATCTTTAACAAACTTTTTTTGTCTTGATCTTAAATCTTTTGCCTGATCTGTATCACCGCTTGCAATAGCTTTGTTAATTCTTCTATCTAAACTACCAATACTTTGCTTAAGATTATCAGTCTTCTGTTGATAAGACTTACCATAACCTCCACCAGTTTTTGCTAAATAATCACCTCTTGCCATTATAATATCCCTTTACCACTTTTACCAAATTTCGTTGGAACATCAAGCGCCTTATATAATTCCTCACGAACTTGAGGGTTTGTTCCAAATATTGGAACTGATTTTACTAGTTCTCTTATTAGCTTTTCTTTTTCCCCATCCGTCATTAAATCTCTTACGCCTTCTAAATAACTAATTAATCGGTGAACTATAGGGCCCATTAAGGCTTCTACTGGTCCGGATCCATACTTTTCTGCTCTAGCAGAGTCTAATAACAATTGTATTGGACCAAGAAAACCTGTTCTTTCCACCGCTCTAAATATATATTCTAGATCATCTTCGTTTTTTCGACGTGGATTTCCTTTTGCTCCATACTGTATTGCTTCACGTAGTTCATTACCAAGAGCAGCGGCTATAACCATAATTGCTCCAACAGCAAAGTACCGTGATCCGTTTTTCATGCCATTGTAAAAACCACTTTGAAAAGTATCTCTAATCCATCTTTTTAATACGGTGTTAGAAAATGTTATTTGAAATCCTTTTAATTGTCCGAGAATAGCTAAATGAGGATCAGACATCCACATAGGTCGTTGCGTTGCACGCGGATTCATTACTACTTCATTGACATATCTAACTCCACCAAGACGAACTTGATTTTGAAAAAAATCTGTAGCTTGATAGGCTTCTTTGTTACCGCTTTTATATATATCACTATTAACAAAACTAACGGCATCGTTTGGATCAACACCAAGTTCTCTTAACTGTTCTGTTTTATTTTTAAATCTACCTGTTTGTGGTAGATCTTCTACACGTGCCACTCCTCTTTTTTGCATGTTGCGTGCAAGAAATTGAGCATTACCAAAAATTAATCCTTGCGATGCTTGATAAGCAAGAGATCTATTAAACCTTGTAAATTGTGATAAAAAATTTAATCGAAAAAACTTTTCTGTTATTTTATTTGTATCCTGTCCTCCGCCGAATGCATCTGTTTGTCGTTCGATAACAGAGGCTTCCAATCCAAGACCAATGTTAGCGATTGCTTGATCTACTTCATCACGTGGATATCTAGGAAACACACTACGTATCGCACCTTTTAATCCACTAACAATAGACTTTGCAATTGCTTTAGGTCCCGCGCCTCCTCTACCAAGAACCAAGAAAGGTTCACTAAAAGAAGATATAGTTGCAAATGGTAACGTTAAAACATAACCGTAAGTAATTAAAGCAGAGTTAAGTTTTCTAAAAAAACTACTTTGAATAGGTCTATATTGTTTTTGTAAGGCTTTACCAACATCAATCATTCGTTGTTTTTCTGCTTCTGTCATTGGAACACCAGCGTCTCTTGTTTCAGCGGCTATGTTTGCTAAAGCCGCATCCATAAGCTCTCCTTCTTTTCCAAAAGTTTTTGCATACTCAACACGACGAATAACAGCGTCTCTATATCGATGCGCTGTGTCGATAACATTTGCATTAATAAAAGGAGCTAGTTTTTCAGTAGGTATATCTTTTAATTCTCTTTTCTTTTCTATTGGCCCTGCTTTTACAGTAGGTTGCTGTCCAATGTTTGCATCTTTTAAAGCAATAGTAAAACCTTTATTGTCTACAATATTATCTCTAATATTTACAGCGGCCTCTCTGCTAAAACCTTCGCTCTGAAGCATTTGAATAAACTGTTCATTAAATTTAGGATTGTTTTGTAGTTTTTGATATTGATACATTGTTGGGTAGTATCCTTGAACATATCCTGGATCAAAACCTACTTTCTGTCCTTTAAACGTTCCTCCTTTTCCATCATTAATATCCAAAACATATTCTGCTTCTCTAGCATATTTAATTATATCATCATAAAATTTACGCAGTTGTAAAGCAGCTTTTCTTACTTTTGGATTAGAAACAGTGGCTTCATTTATTATTGGTTGATTAACAGCTAACAAAAGCTCCCTGTTTGTTTGTGCCGTAATAGCACCCGTGAAAGGAAAACGAACTGATTTTGAAACAATATCAATTGCTTTTTGTAAAGGAACACTAAACTTACCTGCATTTAAAAATATACGTTCATCAATTGTAGCGCCCTGTACTTCTTCTTTAGAGATACGTGTTTTTTCTCTTCCTTTAGCACCTTCAAATGCTGCCCCTCCATCATAATAAGCCATTTGCTGTCTTACTTTTTTTGCTGTTTCAGATCTCATTGCTAAATCATCAAGAGCAGATACAGACTTTCCAACAGTCTTATCAAGAACTTGATCTTTAAACTCACCTAAACCTTTTTTAAATTTATATAATCTAGAAGTAGGAACAGGTTCTGTGCCAAGAACATCAATCTCATTTCCTTCTTCGTCTTTAATTGTTTTAAAATATCGTACTTGCGCGGGCCCTCTTCCGTAATAGTTAGAAGAAAAAGGTTTACCTCCCAATTCATACACACGGCGAACCGTGTCCCGTGCTGGTTTATCCACGTATAAATTTATTTCTGCATCTCTTACTCTTAAGAAATCTTGTTCATTTTTTATATTTTGTTGTTCTTCCGGCGTTGCTAATTTTTTAAATGTTTTATAATCAGGGTATTTAATAGCGGTTCCTGAGTTATCGGGGAAGTTACGAAGACCAGAATCTCCGGCTCTATCTAATATAGGACCTACAGTGCTTGTGATAGCCGAATAAACACCACCACCAAACATACCTTGAATACCTGCATTAATAACATCACTTTTAAATTTTTCTCCAGATACTTTACCCCCTGTTACTTTTTCTGCATCTTTAATAAATAATGCTTCTTGTGCACCTTCTGTAGCTCCCTCTAAAGCTACTGCGGTAGCCATGTTACCTCCTACTTTAAGAACTGTGTCAAAAGCTTTTGACGCTACGTTTTTATCAACGTCAAATGTTTTAGCTATTTCGTCAACGGCTTTTGTTTTACCTATTCTTTTTAAAGCTGGTTCAAGAGGTCTTAGAATAGGGACAATACTTACAACGTCAAAAGCACCTGCAACTAAACCTGTCTTAAGAGCCTGTACAGGATCAGAAAAATCTTCATTGTTTGCTAACTCTTTTTGTTTACGAACAGCTTCACCTGTGTTTACAAAAGAAGAAGGTAAAAATCCACCAAGAAGAGTTAACGCTGTCCTGCCAGCAAAAGTTGCTGGTGTAAGACCGGCTAATGCAAAAGCAACTCGTGTTGCTAAGGCGCCCGTTGTTCCTGGAATTAAAGAGGGTAAAGCCTGACCAATCATATTAGCAACCCAAGGTCCTATATCTTCCGCGTCAGTTACGTCTTCTATGCGAGAAACTTTAGCATTTCCCACATTAGCTGCTTCAATTCTATTTTTCATTGATACGGAGTCCCCGTATTGTTCTATGTCATCGCTGCCGAACAACTGACCCATAACACTAATTGCATCACCGGTAACTGCTTGAAGATTATTAAAACTTCTTTTGACACCTTTACTAAACTCGTTTCCTGGTTCATCGGAAGGTATTATATCGCTCGATATACCTATAGATGAAAGAAAATCGTCATCAAATCCTGTGTTTAAATCTATTCCTGAAAGAAGATTATCTTCTGTTTGAGAAGTTGCTCCAGGAAGTTCTACACCTATCTCTGAAAGAAAATCTTCAGCCATTTATAGTATCCCAGAAAAATCTGCCTTTATTCCTTTTTTCTCAAGCTCTGCTTTTATTCTAGCTACAGCAGCTTCTTTACTTAAACTAAATTTACTCATGGCCGCACTAACTATAGCGTCTGTTATTGGAAGAGTAGCTCCTTTAAACCCTGTTATTTGATCTTTGCCTGTGTCTTTAAAACCAAACCACGCAGTAATATCTTGAAGCTCTGGAACTAATGTTTTGTCTACTTCATTAATTGCTTCTAAAGCTAACATGTCACCATCCGGTACTGTCTCACCCGCATTGTAATACCCGTTTGCTAAAGATTGCATTTTATTTCTAACTGCCGTTATGTATCTCGCATCTAAACTATCTAAGTTTTCAGTGGTTAAATTATCAGGGTCTATGGATCTGTTAAAGTTTGTGCTGAGTGTGCTTAATATAGTACCATTTAACAAATCTTTATCTCCTAAATCGTATTTAGTTTGTTTGGTAATTTTATTACCTGCTTTTATTTCTTCTTTTAATAAATCCATTTTTCCTGAGAGAAGAACTTTAAATATCTCACCACGTAATTTTTGTTGCGCTGCTTTTGTTTTGTAACGTTCGTTAATTTCATTTTTAACATATTGTCCTGCAGTTTGAATTGCTGCATCAAGAGGTTTGCCTGGAGTTTGCGCTAGTTGTAATCCGTAGTAAATCATTTTAAGAGCATCCGAGTCGGGGTTTTCAACAGCGCCTAAATTGTATCCTGATTCTTTTAAAGCATTTCCAATGATCTCACTAAATCCTGAAGACATACTTTCACTGACTACTGCTTTACCCGCACCGTCTGATGTTGCGCCCGCTTCTCCAGTTGCTTCTGCAACTGCCGCCGCATCACTAGCTACTGCATCATCTGTTGATATAGTACCAGTAACGTTTTCTTTATTTTCTGAAGCAACAATTTCTTTTTGTTCTTCTTCAACTTTTGAATTAACCTTTTCACCTAATATACGAAGCTGATCATTTTTTTCATTCATCAACTTTTGAAATTCTTCTTTTGATATTTCATTGTTTTGATATCGTTGTAAAATAGTATCCATTTCAGTTTTAATTTTATCTGCATCTGATATTACTTTTTGTTTTTCTGTAAGGCTTGTGTTCTTTACATTGTTCACTGAGTCTTTGACAAAATTTATACTGTTATCAAGAGCGTCTTTTGTTCCAACTAAAAAATTACTCATAGTAGGATTTTGAGAATATTTATCATAGAGCTTTTGATCTGCTTCACTTAATGACTGATAATTAGAACCTAAAATTCTTTTTATATTTTCTACCTCGTCGCCGGCTGCTTTTGTTTTAGTATTAATATCATTTATCATCTTCTGCCATTGAGCGAGCGGATTTCGTATGTTTCCTTTTTCGTCTTTATCGATAGAGTCTACTACGCCCTCTACAAGAAATTTACCCAACTCTCCTTCTTTAGACGCTTGTGCAAAACCAGAATCTGCAAGAGAATCAATTTTAAACGGTGTTGCGCCTGGTCTGATATCAACTCCTGTTATCGTGTTAAAAGCATCATAAAAATCATTAACAGAATCTTCAGAGGGAGCCATATTTGCAATTACTCCTCTTGTAAAATCAACTGCTTCTTCAAGAGTTTCTCCTCCTACTTTTGCTGCTGTATTTAATGTTATTAAAGCACCATCTATTAATTTTTTATTCGTGCTTTTTACACCTTCAGCAAAAGCTTCGGCTCCCGCTTCTGTGTTAAGAGAATCAAATACATCTACAATAGCTTGAGAATCTTCTTGTATTTTTTCATCAATTGTTTTCCCGTCATCCATAAGACTCGGTGTTCCCATAATTAATGATGCAAAATTAGGAGTTTTAACCTCTGATTTTTCTTCTACTGTGCCACCTTCTGTTGTCACTGTTTCAGGAGATCCTTCAATTGCTGCAATGCCATCTTCTGAACCTTCTGAACCTTCTGTTACTTCTGCTCCTTCTCTTAAAAGAGAATCAATAACAGGTTGTTGTCTTTGACTAGGATCAGATGCCGCTGCTGCCATAATACCTGCAATCTGTTCCTGTGTTCCTTGATCAATTATAGATTGATATGCGTTGCCTTCAGGAACATTGTCTCCCGTAAATCCCATAGATTGAACTCCTGGAAAACCTGTTTGATCTGCAATACCTAATATGCCTTCTTTATTATCGGGATAGAACATAAACTTTAGAGGATCGCCGCCATCTTCTCCTGGAAAGAAACCTTTTTCATTCATTAATTTAGTTGCTTCAATCGCTCTTAAAAAACTCTCTGTATCTGTAGGTTGTCCAGATTGATCAAAACCACCTTGATAGAAATTCATTATCTGTTCTATAGTAGGAACGTACACACCAGATTGTGCCTTAATAGGCTGTTGAAACATTTTTCTGTTAAGAGGATTGTTTGGTCTTACTGCTCCACCGTCTGCCATCTTACGAGTTTTATAAAAAGACTCTACTTCATCAACAAATTTTATTAACTCTTCCTGATATGTTGTATCGTTTTGATCTGCTTTTCGTTGTATAAATTCAATTAGTTTTGGATCGTCGTAAGAAAACTCACCTTGGCCAAATGTTTTACCTTCTTCTTTTGGATTTATTGTTGATATTATTCCTGTCATACTAACCAAACAACCTACTTAATCCCAATGCACCAATACCAAGACCAGCGATTTGAGATAATGGATTTACAGGAGGCGCTTGATCACCATAAGTAATACTAGAATAACTAGAAGGCTGACCTGTAAGTATATCGCTAGCAAAACCAAGTCTAGTGAATGGTTCCATTTCTTGTTGCTCTGCAGTTTTTCTCGCAGCATCAAGACCCGCTTGAGAAATTTGTTGTTGTAGTCCACCAATACCAAGAAGAGAACTAGCATCTGTTAATCCCGCGCGTTGAAAATCTAATCCAAGACCCGCTTGTCCAGCGCCTAGTGTACCTAATCCTTGACCTAGTTGCCCGAACCGTGAACCGATAGCCCCGAGACCTTGTCCGGCCATTAGTTGTCGTTGCTTATCTCTTTGAGCGTTTGCTAAAGCTTGATTGAAACCTGATTGTTGCGCTTGACCAATTTGTCGTAAAGTTCCTTCATCTATGCCTGCTTCAACAACACCTAAACGTGAACCGCCAAACGCGCCCGCTTGTTGCGCTTTTGAAGCTGCTTGTGTTTTCATGATGTCACCTTGTCTTTTTATTTCATCAGTGACCGCTGCTTGATATGGATTAAAATACTGACTTATATCTTGCCCTGTAATTCCTGTAGCGCCCTGACCCAACATCTGTGCACCTTGTGCAAAAAAAGGAGTTCCAGCTAACGCCGCACCGACACCACTTTGTAATGTTCCCTGTGCTTGTTGTAAGAAAGGAGCAAAGCCTCCCAATCCTTGACGTGTTCTTTGAAAAGCATCTATCTGATCTTGGTTTAGTCCAGCAATGCTGTATTGTGGTACTTGTCTAGAAACACCCGCTCTACCAAAACGACGTAAATTAAAATCTTCTAAGCCCTCAGTAAACTCTCCTGTATTAGGGTCTTTTCTTCTCTCTGCGTTTGGATCACCAAATACACTTGCAAGAAGCTGTTCACTTCTCTCTTCTATATAGGGTGCTTGTCTTACGAATGTCTCAGCCATTATGCGTTACCTCTTGATTGCGGTGACAGTTTACCACCTTTTTCTAAATAATCCATCATTTCATACATAGGCTTCGCACCTCCTGCATTTTTCACAGCCTTTGCTGTAACGACAAATTCACCATTGCTTAAGTATGCGGGTATACTATCACTTGTTCCTGTTCCAGGACCGTTTAACATTCCTTGAGCTCTTGGTGCGTTTTCAGGAAAACCACCTTTAGCCAACATAGCAATACCTTCCATTTTCTTTAATCCATTAACAGGTTCGTTCACCATACCACCTTGAGCAACTTGTAAAGGATTAACAATGTTTGATCCAGCAAAATACGAAGGAGCAAAATTAAGTGATGCTAGTTGTCCAAAATCTCCTGGATAAACATTTGTATCTACATATTCTTCTTCATCTTCTCCGCCCATGAATGCATTGAAAAGTTGCGGTGCTTGCTGTGCTAACATAAGACCAGCTAACACTCTTGATTTGCTATATCCTTTTGTCGGATCGCCCCCTTCTCTAAAAAGATTTGACACTGTTTCAAAAATTCCTTTTTTTGTTTCTGGTGTGTTGATTACTTTTCCTGCCGTTTGTCCTAGTTCTGCAGCATTTGAACCGTCAAAAACTTGTTGACTTGTATTTGTAAATTGAGGTGCTGCTCCTTTAAACAACGTACCTAAACCACCTTCTTGAATACCTTTAAATATAGAACTTCCTAAAGATCTACCACCCGCTTGATTTCCTAAATTAAATGCTTGCGTTCCTTTACCAAGTCCCGCTAATCCTCCAGCCATAATACCTGACATTAACGCTTGCCTTGGATCTTGTCCTCCTATCAAACCACCCGCTGTTCCTGCCGCTCCTACTAATAAAGGACCCGCACCAGGAATAAACGACGCTGCAATAGGTAAAAGAACAGGCGCTGCTTTTTTTATTTTTTTAAATAACTTTTTAAGAAAGAATTCTGGTTGACCTGTGACTGGATTAATTGAGTTAAGATTACTACCAACAATATACTCAGCCGGATTAATACCGAGTTTTGCCATAGAGGAAAACACTTGATCTCGAAGTTCTGGGTTTTTATCAAAAACCTCCATCGGAATGATGGTTTCACCTGTTGCTACATGAGCAATAGTGTCATCTTCAAAACGTCCTAATTCGCGTAAAGCTCCGACAGCGTCTTGAAAATTAGCCAATCCGCCTTGTTGTAGTTTCAATTTTTTCATTAATCTCCTAATAGTGCATCTTATAAATGTAGCAAGAAGGCGAAACTTGAAACTTAAGCCAATTTAATCCTATATTTATAGGCAAATAATTGCTATATGACAATAGATATTTATGCAAAGAAAGGGAAAGCATGGCTAAAAAGAAACAAGAAGCAGAACAAGTCTTACAGTTTGATACAATAAGACCTTTTGGTCCTACAATAATGAGAGGCAGAATGCCTGACTTCATTACTAAAATGCTTGATGATAAAGCAACAGAGATGTTGACTGATAAGAAATTATCTAAAGAGTTTGATCATTCAGGTAACTTAGCAGGTAATGTTAAACAAGAAGTTCGTTTTCCACAAGACTGGATGAACACCGAAGAGTTTATGCCGATGGTACAACTAATGGGTGAGATGGTTAAGAATTATATTTCTATACCACCAGCAAGTGAAACAATTAGACCAGAGTTTGTAGGTAAGATGGTCATTGAATCTATGTGGTCCGTGAGCCAGTGGGCGGGAGACTTTAATCCTTTTCATATACATGAAGGTCAACTGTCTGGTGTATGTTATTTACGAGTACCAAAAAGTTTACCAGAAGAGTATGCAAAAGAAGATCACTATCCAACAGTAGGAGATATATGTTGGTTCAATGGTCAAGCTGCTACGTTCAGTGGGCATAAACATCAAGAGTCACCAAAGGTTGGTGATATATTTTTGTTTCCAAATTGGTTAGCACACGGCGTATATCCATTTAGAACACCAAATGAAGAGAGAAGATCAGTATCTTTTAACTTACATTTAATTAAAAAAGACGAACCACAACCTTTAGATAACTAATGCAGCCAAAAGAAGTTTCTGTCAGTCATGTCTACGCAGAATCATACTTGGATTTAAATGAAAATTATCTTGCACAATTAAAAGCGTCTATTGAATTAATGAGAAGAGGAAACATAAATGGGGAAGCTGTATCTAATTTTGAATTTGGATGGCAATCTAATACACTTCCACACTCTGGTCCTTTTGAAGAGTTAACTAAAAAAATAACGGAAAAAGCTTTTATCTTTTGTAAAAACTTAAAAGATTTTAATTTTAGCAAGGTAGAGATAACTGCTTTATGGGCTAATATTAATTATAAAGGTGATATTAATTGGCCACACAAACATCAAGGAGACTTGGCAGGGGTAGTTTATTTAGATACTCACGATAATTGTGGAAATTTAATGTTAGATTCATTTAATTATAATCAACATTGTAAAATATCTTCCTATCTTTTCAGCAAAGAAAAAGTATCTATAACACCTAAAAATAATAAAATTGTTTTATTTGACTCTAGTTGTATGCACTATGTCACGAGAAATTTGTCTGATAAAATAAGAATAAGTATGAGTTTTAATATTTCTATTCATGATTGATATAAATAAAATACCAATGGTCCGTGTTACGTGGCTCGATGCCCGTGATACAGAGACAGGTTGGCTTGATATAAAAGAAGTTATGGATGCTCCGTTGGCCGTGTGCCAAGAAGTAGGGTGGATGATACATAATGGTAAAGAAAAAATAATTATTATGCGTTCCTACAGTAAAGATAAAGAAGACATTACAGGGGGCGGTGCTATTGCTATCCCTAAAGGTTGGTTAAAGAAAATAGAATATTTAAAAGTAAGTTATAGTGAATCCTAAAATATTTATTGGAACTCCGTGTTATGGCAATATGTTAACAGCCGATTATTTTAAAAGCTGTTTACAGCTTACAGCTTTAGCGGCTAGTAAAAAAATAGAATTACAATTTGGAACTATTGGTAACGAGTCTTTGGTAACAAGGGCTCGTAATACATTGGTGCAGTTGTTTATGGATAATGAGGATTATACTCATCTTTTATTTATTGATGCTGATTTAGCTTTTAATCCCGAGTCTGTCTTTCGCATGTTAGATTTAGATGAGGATGTAGTTACAGGCGTGTATCCCCGTAAACAAATTAATTGGACCAAAGCTATTACAAAAGTAAAAGAAAAACCCAATATTAGTGAAGATGAACTGCACGCTTCTTCTTTAATGTATAATTTAAATGTTAAAGATCCAAAGCACGTTGTGGCCAAAAAAGGATTTATAGAAGTATTAGATGGTGCAACTGGTTTTATGTTAATAAAAAGAAACGTATTTAAAAAGATGGCGTTGGCATATCCTCATCTTAGATTTAAATCAGATCAACATTTAGGAGATCCTCATGATAAAACATTCGGATATCACGATAATTCTGATTGGAATTATGCTTTTTTTGACACAATGATAGAGCCAGATACAAAAAGATATTTATCGGAAGACTATGCTTTTTGTCGTTTATGGCAGAAAATAGATGGCAAAATATATGCTGATATTATTAGCGGTATGACTCACATGGGTAATTACTCATTCAAAGGCAACGTAGGCACTCAATTCTTGCCACAAAACAATAAATAATTTAGTATACTACGACATGAAATTAGTTGACTTAAAGTTCCAACCAGGCATTGACAAACAAGATACTGCTTACTCAGCAGGAGATCAACGTAAATATGTTGACTCAAATCTTGTACGTTTTCACTACGGAAAACCTGAAAGATGGAAAGGTTGGTCTTATTTGCCAGATCCAAATAAAACTGTTGTGGGCGTGGTCCGTGATACGCATAGCTGGATTGGTTTAGACGGAACAAGATACCTTGCTTTAGGAACTGATAGAAAATTATATTTATTCTCAGGTAGTGCTCTCTATGACATTACACCTATTAGAGAAACAGCAGCTTTAACAAATCCTTTTACAACAAATGGTACAACGACAGTTTCAGTAACTGACGCAAACCACGGGGCTATTGAAGGAGACTTTGTTACTTTTGATTCATTCTCTGCAATAGACGGATTAGATATGAACAACGAGTTTGAAGTTACAACGTACGTTGACGCAAACACTTACAAAGTAACACATACAAGCGCAGCTTCTGGATCTACTTCTGGTGGAGGAGGATCGGGTAATGCTAACTATCAAATAAATATTGGACCTACTGCTTCAACTTATGGTTATGGATGGGGCACGGACACTTGGAGTGCTGGTGCATGGGATGAACCAAGCACCTCTTCAGATGTTACTGTTGCTGCACGTACTTGGTCATTAGATAATTTTGGTGAAGATTTAATTGCTACAGTATTAAATGCTAGCACTTATATAAAAGATATTTCTGGTTCAATAGATGCAAGAGCAACGGCTTTATCTAATGCTCCTACTGCATCAAGGTTTAGTTTAGTCTCTACAGATACAAGACACTTAATGATATTTGGTACAGAAACCACTATTGGTAATACTGCAACGCAAGATGATTTATTGTTTAGATTTTCTGATCGAGAGGACGCTACAGATTATACACCAGTAGCAACAAACGAAGCTGGTTCTCTTCGTATATCGGATGGTTCAAGAATAGTAGGTGCTGTTAAATCATCTGGTCAAATATTGGTTTGGACAGATACATCACTTCATGGCGTTCAATTTGTTGGTACACCTTTTACTTTTGGTTTAAGACAACTTGGTGCTAACTGTGGTTTAATAGGGCAGCATGCTGCTATTGAAGTTAATGGTAGAGCATATTGGATGTCTGATAATTCTTTTTATATGTATGATGGTGTTGTCAAAAAAATGCCATGTTCCGTGCAGGATTATGTATTTGATGATCTTAGTTATACTAATAGAAATGACATTGCTTGTGGTATTAATACAGCCTTTAATGAAATTATTTGGTACTATCCTTCAGCAAGTGCTACTGCAATAGATAGAGGTGTTGCTTACAATTATTTAGAAAACACTTGGTATACTGTTAATCTTGGAAGAACAACATGGCTTGGTGCTTATGTATATGAAAATCCTATAGCTACAGAATACAGTGCAAGTTTAACAGCTAATGTATCAACTATACTAGGTTTAACTGCAGGTGCTTCTTATCTTTACGAACATGAGTCAGGCAATAACCAAGCAGACGGAACAGCTTTATCTGCTTTTTTAACAACTGGATCTGTTGAGATTGCCGATGGTGACGAGCTTATGTCGGTTAGTAGATTAGTTCCAGACTTTGATAATCTTGCTAATACAATGACTGCCACTTTAACATTAGAACAATACCCACAATCTGCAGCTAATGTCACTACAACAGGCAGTATTACTAGCACTACAGAAAAAATTGATGTAAGAGGCAGAGGCAGAGCGGTTAAAATTAAATATGAAACTAATACAGTTGATGATACAGCTTGGAGACTTGGATCTACTAAGTTACAACTTAGACCAGACGGAAGAAGATAATGGCTAAAATAACAATTACACGATTACCAAATGCAACAGAAGAATACAGTCCCAATCAGTTTGATCAAATGGTGCAGTTACTAGATCAAATAATTCTTTTACTTAACACAAACTACCAACAAGATTTAAAAGAAGAATCACAGTCGGAGGCTTTTTTCCTTGGCTAATGTATTCAAAAGCGCAATGGTGGATATCACCACAACAGATTTAACAACTATTATAACAGTTCCTACGGCTGATGCTGGTGCAACGCCACCTGTTCCGCCTACTACGGATGTAGTAAAATCTCTTTTAATTTGTAATGACTCTGGTTCAACAACTTTAGTTGATGTTGAAGTTGTCCGAGCTTCTGCAACTTTTGAAGTATTCAAAGCACAGAGTGTTGCTACAAACACAACAACAGAATTATTGACTCAACCTTTAGTTCTGCAAGAAAGTGATGTTCTTAAAGTTCAAGCCAATGCTGCCAATCAGGTGCACATTATAGCAAGTTTTATGGAGGTCACGAAAGGACAACTCTGATTAACTTACATTCTCTATTTATTACCCCCGTATTTTCACTACAATTAAAAGGCCACGAACATCTTATTGATAATATATATCAACTACGAGAAAAAGATGAGATGGGTATGCCTCGTTCAAACATAGGTGGTTGGCATAGTCACGATGAAATATATAGTATTAAAAAATTTAGACCTTTAGTTGGTGATATTCTTAAATATGCAAAAGACTGTTTTAATCACATGGATGTACAAGATAATTACAACCCTGAGATGACTGGTATGTGGGGTATGATAAATCCACCAGGATCACGAAACAATGTACATACACATCCATACAACTATTTATCTGGTGTATTTTATTTAAAAGCTCCTAAAAAGTGTGGAAATATTGTGTTTCTAGAGCCTAAACCACAGTCAGAGGTGCTATCACCCCCTAAAACAGATAAAGCCTCTATACACCTCGCTCACAGCGTACAATGGGAACCTATTGAAAATTCCTTGATTTTTTTTCCTTCATGGTTACAACATGAAGTACAAATAAATAGTTCTAATGATGATAGAGTTATTATTAGTTTTAACATAAATTGGAGAAAAGACGATGCCGATAGTTGAACCTGCTGAATTACTAGGACACATCACAACAGAAGATGGAAGAAAAATTCCTCATTATAAAGTAAAAACTGAAACAACGTTAACAAATGTGGACACAGGTGCTGAGTATGATACTGAAGCCGCAGCTCAAGCTGACATTGATGATCCAGGAACATCTACAACTGCTGAAAAAATTAGAAGAGACGTAAAAGTATTTGCCCCTTCTTTAGCTGATATGCTTGGAGTAACACCTGATTAAACTGTGACAGTCGGTGTAAATATATCACACGACGCTTCAATCTGTTTAAAAGAAAATAACAAAATTAATTATTTTGAAGAAAGTCGTTTTAATAAAAAGAAACAATGGTGTCCCTCTTCAAAGGATTTTGATTATTTATCATTAAACAAAATAAAAAACTTTGATGATATTTTTGTATTTGCTTGTTATGGTAGATTAGATAACGATCACGAAAAAGTAATAAAAAATATTTGTGATAAATACAAAATAAAAAACTTTTTGTTTAATTCATTAATGCATCACATATATCATGCATGTGCTGCTTTTTATACATCTTCATTTAATGAAGCTGTTTGTATTGTTATTGATGGTGGCGGAGCGTGTTTAACTGAAAAAAATACATTTAGAGAAGCTGATAGCATTTACTATATTAATAATTTACAGGTAATAGAAAAATATAAAAATTATAACAATTCAAGATTTGGTTCTTTTTATAAAGATTTAAATAGTAAAAAAAAATTAAGTGCGTTAATAAATATTTTAAAAGAAAGCTCACAGGAAAATAATATTCTTGATCATTTTTTTACAAAAAATAACTGTCTTTATAGAATGACAAACAATTATAATCCTGGTGATTTGTTTAATCATCTATGTGCCACAATAAACCTTACAACTTTTGATACTAATGAACCTGGAAAAGCTATGGGATTATCTTCCTATGGAAATAGTCATGGTATGAGAGATGAAGATCTTGCTAAACAAGTACAAGAAGCAACTGAAAAATATACTATAGAGTTAATTGAAAAAGCATTAACTTATACTAATACTAGAAATGTTATCTTATCAGGAGGTTATGCATTAAACTGTGTTAATAATTATAAATATACTCAGTATTTTAAAAACGTAAATTTTTTTGTTGATCCTTGTCCTCATGATGGTGGAACAGCTTTAGGAGCAGCCGTGTGGTATGATTATTACAGATAAAGAAACTGCTATTAATAAAATTTTAGATCAAGAAGTGGTTGCTATTTTTCAATATTCTTCAGAATATGGTCCGCGAGCCTTGGGCAATAGATCTTTATTGTTTGACCCCAGAAACAAAAATGGAAAAGATATTGTTAATAAAATAAAAAGACGTGAATGGTTTAGACCTTTTGCGGGAACTGTATTACTTGAACATGCAAAAGATTGGTTTGAGATGGGCACCATTAAGGAATCTCCTTACATGTCTTATGCAATACCTGTCAGAGAAGATAAGAAAAAAACCATACCGTGCATTACTCATGTAGATGACACATGTAGAATACAAACATTAACTAAAGAACAAAATAAAAACTATTATGAATTAATAGAACTATTTTATCAAAAAACAAATGTACCAATACTTTTTAATACTTCTTTTAATTTAGCAGGAGAGGCGCTAGTAGAGACAAAAGAAGATGCTTTAGATACAATGAAACGATCAGAAATTAATTATTTATATATGCCCTATGAGTAAAATATTTATACAAGAAAATTTTTTCCCTTTAAATATCTACAATGAAATAGTTCATCAAATGTTAAACGTTGAGTATTCACCACCTGACAGCAATAAAATACAAGAACATGAAGGCAGTTATTGGCACACTCACATTTTACCAAATCAATGTGATGTTCAAAAACAAATATCTTCTTTAATTTTTAAAAATTTTAATTTTAATGTTTTAAAATTTAAAGAATCTTCTTACACAATGGTTGGAGCAAGTGACAAGCCAAGACCTCACACAGACATGGAAGAAACGGTTACACATCAATGTTTAATTTACATGTATGGAGAAGAAACAGCAAACAACGGAACAGGATTTTATCATAAAAAACCACAAGGTGAATACGAGTTAAGTATTCACGTTGGTTTTAAATGTAATAGAGCAATATTTTTTACTTCTGATGTTTCTCACTCGCCTTTACAGTGGGCAGGAAACGGATCTTTTAGATATTCAATATGTAATTTTTTTACTTAGGCACTGCAAGCTTCACATTCCATATCAGAATCTAACCCTGTTACCATAACTGTTGCATCGGAGCTATGCGGCTTACCTTGAATTGTATGTATATGAGGACCTTTTTTGTGTTCCAATAATTCTTTTTGTAGTTTTTCGTTTTCTCTTTCCACTGCTAATAAGCGTTCGTGGTAACGACTCACCTTATCAGCAAGGGTAGCTATAGCCTTCAATACTTCTTGATTTTCCATAATATCTCCTTGATTTATAATTTTTGGGTGAGATCTAATTTAAACATGTGTACAGAATATATCAAGCAATCTTTTAAAATTGTTTTCTTGACAGAGAATTTATGTTATGAAAGGAGCAGAAAAAAGAATGAAATATTTTAACCTATCGGAAAATATTATAGCCTGTGACAATTTTTTACCTACTCAAAAAGTAGATGAAATTTATTCTGATTTATTAAATAACAGGCAAGCTTTTCAACCACCTAGTTGGAGTAATGAAAAAAATAATACGACAGAATTATTTAGTGATAAATGTGGAGGATTAGATTTTTGGCTTCTTAATAAGACAAGACAAGACAATAATTCTTTTATAGAAAGTCTTCATAAATGGTTAATGCATCAAGGTTTTGAATATTTTATTAAAGACAATGGTGCTCCAATATATGATTTTTTAAAAAGAAATCTTGAATGGAATATTCATGTTATTTCTTATAATAATGGAGGATATTATAACTGGCACAAGGACAGCTCTATGTCTACTTTGTTTACATTTAATTTAATTTTAAATAGAGGGAAAACTTTGAAAGGTGGTGATTTATTATTTTATGACAAGGAGATTATTGAAGTGAAAAATAAAAACAATTTTTTTGTAGTGTTTCCTTCTTATATTCCACACGCTATAAATCCAGTATATACAGAAGATAAAAAGGATGTGCCTTTTTTAGAACAGAGATTTAGTATTCAATTTTGGGTGAGGTTTCAGAAATGATGAATAGAAAAACACAGATAATGGGCAAATTAATATGTAAATATAGTTTACCATTAGATGAAATAGAAGATTTAAATAAAACATATGAAAAACATAAAGAAGAGTTTATTTCAAATTCAGCACGGCTAGTGGGAAAATTAGAATCAGAACTTGAAATTACTCACATATTACCACAAACAAAAATATTTAAAAATATTGGCGATTGTATGGATGATTATATAGAGACTTTATACAAAACAGGAGAGGCTTTAAGAGATCCTCCCGAACAACATTTAAAAAGAAAGTTTGATATTTTAAGTTGTTGGATCAATGATATGGTATCGGATGAGTATAATCCACCTCATACGCATCACAATGGGACAGGATGGTCTACTGTGTTATTTTTAAAAGTTCCTGAATTTATAAATGAAGGAGGTTCTAAAGGACAACTTCATAAATTTAGAGATGGACAGTTAGGTTTTATTAGTGTTTGTGGCACGCACACTCTTTGGGTGGAACCTAAAGTAGGAGACTTTTATATTTTTGAAGCACTACATCAACATTGTGTAATGCCATTTAAAACAAAAAATAAAGAAGATATTAGACGGTCTATGTCATTTAATTTTTTAAAAGAGGATATAGTAGAAAATGTTTGAAAAAAAAATAACTTTTTGTTGTATCAATGAGAATTTAGTAAAAGTATGGCCACACCCAAAACCATCTTCTAGGTTTATTCCAGATGAGTATAAAAAATTAGCTAGGTTTAAAAATAATGATTTATTAGAACCAACAGTAAAAACCTGTATGCCTTTTTTAGATTCTTTAACAATGGGTTATATTATACCTTTTGATCAAGATTATGTTGTTACTCCAACAGAAAATGATTTTGATGTTGTTCCAGCTAACAGAGAAGCTAGTGATTTTGGATTTCACAATCAAGGTCAGTTACCAAAAGAATGGCATAAAACAACAGGAGCAAATGCAGGGAAGTTTCATAACAAGTGGTTAATTAAAACTCCTCCAGGATACAGTTGTTTATTTGTTAAACCAATGAATAGATTAGAACCTCGTTTTGAAATAATTGCAGGTATTGTAGATACCGATAATTATATAAATACAATTAATTTTCCTTTTATTTTACATAAAAGAGATGAACAATTTATATTAAAAAAAGGAGAGCCTATGGTTCAAGTAATTCCTTTTAAAAGAGAATCTTGGAAAATGTGGTCTGGTTTTTATATGGAAAAACTACATCAAAAGACAGTGGATATTTTAAGTAGTAAATGGGTAGATAAATATAAATCTATGTTTTGGAAAAAAAAATCTTACAAATAAATGTACATAAAAGCAAATATAGATGATTGCGCTCTTCTTATTAACGAATTTTTACCAAAAGATTTATTTGAAAAAATAAAAAATTACGATTACAAAATAGACGATAAATATAATTCCTATTCTCATTGGTCAGAAAATCTTTTTAAAGATAGTAAACAGAATACAACCATGAAGGAAGTAAAGACTTCTCAAATTATTGCTAACATTGAAAAAGGAAAAATAGAAACTAAAGAAAATATTTTTAAACAATTGTCACAAGTGTTGATTGATTGTCCTTTTATTCCTTATCAAAAAAATTCAAAGATCAGTATTAATTACTATGAATATAATAAATTTTCAGGAATTAATTGGCATGATGATGGTATATACACTTTAAATTATTCTTTTTATATTCACGATAATTGGGATGATAATTGGGGTGGAGAGACTTTAATCAATACAGGAAGAGGTCTTCCTCTAGCATGTTATCCTCATTCAAATACTCTTTTAGCTATAAAAAATAAAGTTCCACATAAAGTATGCCCTGTAACAGGACCTATAAAAAGAAAAACTTTACAAATAAGAGGAATTTTTTACGAATAATTAGAGTCGTACGTAATCCAAGTTTTGTTCCAAACAAAATTATCATGCGTGTTTTCGTCAGCAGCGCTAGTCCAAGCTAAAAGTGCTGCTTCTCGTTCTGTATCATGCGTTGTTTTAGCTGTTTCTATTTGACCTTTTCTTGTTTCCGCCCAAGTAAGTAAAGCAGCTACTGTTGACGATCCAACAGCATCGCTTGTTGCATTTAAATCAGTATTGCCTGTCATGTTTCCGTTTGCATCTTTATTTTGAATTTCGTTTTGACCTACAAGATTATTCCAAATAACAAAATGAATTGTACTTGGTAAAGCAGGCATAGCATTGCCCTTATCTACCCATTCAATTATATATGATCCATTATCTATATTTATGGATTCTCCGTTTGCTATTACTATCTGTGTTGCCATTAATATCTCCTAATGTTTTATAATATAGTTTACCACCACAAAAGGTGAAAATGAATTTGTTCCTGATCCCGTAACTGTGCCTGTTAGCGTACCTGATAAAGTATGTGAATGGTTGTGACCTGTTCCAGATCCTGCGTTACCAACACTACCTGATGGGTTGTTTTGGTTTCCATTTGGTGAATAAGGAGCTGCGTTTTGAGCTTGGTGCCCTGTATTACCTGTTTGGTTACTAAATGCATTAGCAGTTGTAGTATGACCATGTGAAGCTAGTTGAGCAGTTGTTAAAGATGTATTAGAAATATTTCCTGTTACAGTAACAGCCTGGTTATTTGTTAAAGAAACTGTAACGGTATTTGCACCACCTGTGCCTGCTAAATTATATGTATTACCATCATAACCTTGTGGCATTTTACCTTGTAACTGAGGAACGTTAAAGGTTGTTGAGCCATCACCAGATCCATAAGTTGTAGAAACAATACCAAATAATTCTGCATATGTTGATCTTGATACGGCAGAGCCATCACATAATAAGTAACCTGCTGGAGCCGTAGCTTTAGTCCAAGGCTTAATAGCCCCTACTTCACTTCTGTTTACTATATCTTGTAAGTTAGCCATTAGTCGTTATATTTCAACCTCCATCCATTGTCTGCGTTTACATAAACGAGAGCAATGCCCGCACTGTTAGTGCTTATTGTTAAATCAGAAGTAGCTCCTTGTATCTTTTGAGAGTTACGACCTACTGTACAATTGTTTGTACCAAAAGTTCCTTCTGCGTCAATGATTTTTACTTGATTACCAATTGAAGGAGAAGAAGGTAGGGTTATTGTTACTGCGCCACCAGATGTATCAACAAAAAGATTGTCGCCATCAGATGCTGTATAGTTACCAGTTTTAATTTGCCAAGCTTCACCTAAACCAGCTAATGAAAAAATATCATACCAGTTAGTTCCGTCAGTAGCTAATAATCTATACTTACCATTAGTTACTGTAACAGTGTTTCCTGAAGCACCTAGTCTTGCAGATATATCTGCGCCACCACTAATGTTATTGTAGATCCCCATTGTTTTTTGAGTAGCAGGGAATTGAATTGTATGAGTAGTAGAAACTGTTCCTGTAAAAATTAATTGATTTTGTCTAGCTTCGTTGTTTGCTTGAGATTGTGGACCATCGCCGTTTGTTAGCGTTGTTGAAGTCCCTGTAGTAATTGCTTTAGAATAAACACCAGCAATAGCGAACTCAAAAACTTGAGAGAAATTGTTATTCGTAATAGTACCCCAAGTACCTGAATTTTCTCCTGATGTTTGTAGCTCTATTCGTAAGCCAGTTGAATAAGTTGAACTCATTTAATCTCCTAATAAAGTTTTAGTAATTTTTTCAAAGTTTGTCAAAACTTTTATGCAGCTTTATGGACTTCCGTCCAACTTATGGCTGAGTTAGAATCATCGACAACGGACCAGAAAGTTCCTTGTAGATTACCTGTACTACTTGTAACAGAAACTCCAGTCGGTGTAAAGCTAACATCTGTACGAATATTCAATACTCCTGAAGATATTGTAGCTGATACACTAGGCGCTTCATAACTTGTTTCTTGGGTCTCATCACCCAAAGAAGAGGTCATATTGACACCAGTAACAAATACTGATGTGCCAACAGTTCCTACTGCCGAGGTCATTGCATTACCTGACGGGAATACAACAAATTCTGGATCTGCCTCTGCTGTACCTAAAGAAATATCAAGTTGAGGTTCACTTGCAGCAACAACAGTTACTTGTGAATCTCCTGATATTGAGAAAGTTCCTATTGATGAAGTTGTTGCAACTCCAGTTACAGATATATTTTGATCAGTTGCAAGTGTTTCTGTACCTAAAGAAGCACTAAGTGCTTGACCTGTAAGAGCAAATGAACCACCCACAGCGCCCCATTGTTGTTCATTCCATCCAATAGAACCACCTGTGTTTACATCTGTGTCACGGTTCCAACCAGTTGTGGATGTCACTGATTGTGACTCATCTCCAATAGAAGAAGTAAGAGCATTACCAGTTACAGATATGTTCTGATCTGTTGCTACTGTTTCAGTTCCAATACTAAATGTAAGGGAATTTCCCGAAGGATTTACTTCAGCAATACCAACAGCAGTTAAAGTTCCAGCAGTTGATGTTAAACCAATACCAGTTACAGATATGTTCTGATCAGTCGCAACTGTCTCAGTTCCCAGAGATGACGTGAGGCCATTACCTGTAACAGAAACAGGTGCCTGTTGATTCCACGCACCACTGTTCCAAGTTTCTCGGCCCCATCCTTGGATAGAGGCCATGTTTTATCTCCTATGCGATTCTTAGAATTGCAGCAGTTGCTTCAGCAGCAGGAAACGTAATTGTAAATGTTCCTGAAGTTGAAGATTTAACAGCACCAAAATCTAATACACAAACAGATGCATTGGTGGTCAAACCAGATACAGTTGAACTATTATAAATAACAGCAGCTTGTGCTGAAATAGTTGCACTTGTAAATGAAATATCTGCGAAATCACAAACAGCAGTATCTGTAGATAATGCTGGCGTAACAGATGTTAACGCACCACCACCTTCAGAATAAGTTCCTGAGTTTGCTACTTCGTCAGTTTGACTAAATGCAGTTGTTGATTTGCTTAAAGTTGCTTCGTTATCGTATAATGCTAGTTTAAAAGTGTTCCCTGTCGTAGCCGTAAAATTGTGTAGGCCTTTAAGGATTTCCACTTTGAAACTGTTACATACAGCTTGAGTAATTGCCATAATAATCTCCTATGGGTTCCTTGATTCGAGAGGGATACGAATAACGCCGTCCCGAAATTCGTCTCTACGGTCACGCCCCATCTCATATGTGGCTAATGCTTGTACAGACTGATTATACATTTTATCGTAGTATTGTATCATATCTGCTGGACCTTTCAAGTATCCAAGTGCTTCAATAATACAACCATACAGTAGCACGTTCGGAGCATTTTGACTTAACCAAGTAGATGTATTCGTACTTGTTAAACCAGCAGGCTTGTACGTGTATGCGAGCTCTACAGTTAATGCAGCGTTCGGGGTCGGCGCTAGATAGTGTGTATCCTGGTCCCACATCGCATAATATTTAGGCGTGCCAGCTCCAGTAGACGTTCTATCAGGTGCGTATTCATTCATAAACGAAATATCTTTTTGTATCAAGTAAGTTCTATCGTCACCACTATCTATTAATTGTACATATCTCGTTGCTTCCCAATCAGCAGGAAGCGGTAAAAAAGGATTGTTTACTGTCAACGTAGCAGTGTCATATTTTCTATAATAATTTAAATCTACTGTTCTTCTTACCTTGTCTTCAATAGATTCAATAAAAGGTTGAATGACAGCATTGGAAAGCACATTAGTGCTTGTTTCTGTGTAATTTCTTACGTTATCTGTTAAATCGGAATAATCGGTCATGACGTGCTCACTGTAACATTACCTACGCCAGAATTCAACTGTGTAGGTTTATTTGGTTGTTGTACACTTAA